ATTGGGGTAAATTCCTTGATGACTTCGAAGGTTTGAAACGTGCTGTTTATATGTCAGCTAGAGCAAACTATCGGCAGACTTGTGTGAATTTAGATGACGGTATCTTACAGCGTTCATGGCATGAGCTAAATGAATTCTTACGTCTATGTGGTGTCGGTGCTACAGGTATTGTTAAATGGTTAGACCATCAAGAATATATGTACATGAATGTCGAGAGTATGCTCAAGACACTACAGGCTCAAGCAAGACTAGGAGCTAACAGTATTGCGGATGAACTAGGACTACCTAGAGCTAAACTTGTATCAACCATAAAACCTTCGGGAACGTTGTCAAAAATCATGTCGACTACGGAAGGAGTGCATCGACCATTAGGTAAGTATCTGTTTAACAATGTTACTTTCTCTAAGCATGACCCTATCGTACCCATCATGACTAATGCTGGATACAAGGTAATTGAGAAACCATTTGAACCTGACAGCGTATTGATTACATTCCCTGTATCATATGACGATGTTAAGTTTGATGAAGTTGATGGTAAGTTTGTAAATCTTGAAACTGCAGTACAGCAATTAGATAGATACAAACTAATGATGGATAATTATGTAGACCATAATTGTTCAGTAACCATTAGTTATTCTCCTGATGAAATCCCAAGTATGATTGATTGGATTATGAATAACTGGGACAGCTATGTAGGTGTATCATTCATCTACAGGAACGACCCAACTAAAACTGCTGAAGACTTAGGCTATGCCTACCTACCTCAAGATGTCGTATCTAAAGAAGTATACGATGAATATGTATCAAAACTAGCACCCGTAGATATTGAGAACGCAAACTCATTTGATGAATTAACTGATGATGAATGTGCAACAGGTGCTTGCCCAATCCGATAAGGAATAAATATGGCTAAAAAATCTGCCTACAAACGTAAGGTAGAAGAGCAAGGGCGCGTGGTTAATCCTCGCGTCCAACCTCTACTCCCAAAGAACCCTGCACAAGAGAACTATATGGAGTGTATCCACCGATACTCTCAGGTATTTGTTACTGGTGTTGCAGGTACTGGTAAGACTTATATAGCGGCGGCTATTGCCGCTGATATGTATAATAAACATAGAGTTAAAAAGATTATATTAACTCGCCCTAACATCCCTGCAGGTAAATCTTTAGGTTTCTTTGCAGGTACTATTGAAGAGAAGATTGCACCTTGGGTCTATCCGATTACTGAAGTTCTAACTGAAAGACTAGGTAAAGGTAAATATGAGATAGCTCGTAAGCGTAATGATATCGAAATAGTTCCTTTCGAGGTTATGAGAGGCCGTTCATTTAATGATGCGTTTGTAATATTAGATGAAGGACAGAACCTTACACCTCACGAAATGAAGATGTTTCTCACCAGAATAGGAGAAAACACCAAGGTAATAATTAACGGTGATATATCTCAGCATGACCTTAGTGGTAACTCAGGTCTAAAGATTGCTATAGATTTATTGCATAAACATAACATTCCAGCCGCCCATTGTAACTTCACTCACGACGATGTTGTGAGGTCAGGTATATGTGCCGCATGGACACGCGCCTTTAATTAGGTTGCACTTTAGAGGATTAAACAAACAATGTTTCCTTATATTTCTAAAGAACTACTAGCAGAACTTAACACACGTTTTCCTAATGTATCTCCCAAAGCTGGTGAGACATTGGATGAATTAAAATGGCGTGGTGGACAGCGTTCAGTCGTAGACTTTTTAACAACAATTCATGAAGAACAATTAGCTTCAAATTTAGGAGAATAGACTATGTGCTTTGGAGGCAGTAAAGCCGAACCTACACCCCCACCAGCCGCGCCACCAGCGGTTAACCCTGTACAAACTAATATGTACGACCCATCTACACCTGAGAGTGGTAACACTCAAGAGAAAGGTGCAGTAGCTGATAAGGCCGCTGGAACATCTCAGTTACGTGTAGACCTAGACCCAACTGTTACAAACATGGGTAAAAATACTGGACTACAAATAACAAAGTGAGAACGTAAATTATGAGTCAAGGTACTGCAGAAGCGCGGTATCGTCAGCTCGAACAAGGACGACAATCGTATTTAGATAGAGCTAGAGATTGTTCAGAACTAACTATTCCATCTTTAATACCACAAGATAGCCATAACGAGACAAGTGATTTATACACACCGTTTCAAGGCATCGGTGCGAGAGGTGTTAATAATTTAGCTTCTAAACTTTCACTAGCCCTAATGCCACCTAACTCACCATTCTTTCGCCTCATGGTTGAACCGTATACTTTAAAAGATATGGCTCAAGACGATGCGGCTAGAACTGCAATGGAACAACAATTAGGTGAGTATGAACGGGCAGTAATGTCTGAGATTGAAACGTCTGGTGATCGAGTAGCGGTACATGAAGCGTTAAAACACTTAATTGTCGGCGGTAACGTTTTGTTACAAGTCGGTCAAAATAAAACAAGAGTAATCCATTTAGATAGTTATGTTGTATCACGCGCCCCTAACGGCGAAGTGTTAGAGATAGTAACGGTTGAACACGTTTCACCTAACGCTCTGGACAAAGCGACAGCGGCTAACATAACAGGAAAACTTGAAGGTGACGAAAAGACTGTAGAAATCTACACTCATATAGAGCGTAAGAATGATTTCTATACTGTTTACCAAGAGTGCAAGGGTACATTAGTTACTGGCTCTAAAGGTAAATATAAGAAAGATAGCGTACCATTCCTACCATTAAGGTTCTCCCGTATTGACGGTGAGGATTATGGTCGAGGGTTTGTTGAAGAACTTCTAGGTGACTTACGGTCTCTTGAAGCTTTATCACAAGCAATCGTTGAGGGCGCGGCGGCGGCGGCTAAAGTATTATTCATGGTTAATCCTAACGGTACAACCAGAATGAGAACAATAGCTCAAGCAGAGAATACAGCAATCATTGAAGGTAATAAGAACGATGTGTCTGTTTTACAGATGGATAAGTTCAACGACTTCCGCGTGGCTTACCAAGCTATGCAGGGTATTGAAGAACGCCTATCACAACAGTTCATGTTACAATCATCTGTATCTCGAAACGCTGAACGTGTAACAGCGGAAGAAATACGATATCTTGCAGGTGAACTAGAAGATACCCTATCAGGTATTTACTCAATCTTATCTCAAGAATTTCAGTTACCTTACATTAACCGTAAGATCGACGTACTAACTAAATCTAAGAAGCTACCTAAGTTACCAGAAGAGGTTGTAAAACCTTCAATCGTAACTGGTATGGAAGCACTAGGACGTGGGCATGACCTACGCAAATTAGATTTGTTTATACAAGGAATGTCTCAAGCATTAGGGTCTGAAGTATTACAGCAATATGTAAACTTACAGGACTATATCAAACGCCGTGCAACAGCATTAGGCATCGAGACAGACGGTCTTATTAAAACACAAGAACAAATCTCCCAAGAGCAACAGCAAGCGCAGATGCAACAAATGGCAATGCAAGCTTCGCCAAACGCAATTCAAGAGGGAGTTAAAGCATTAGGAAATTCATATGTTGAAAGCCAAAGACAGCAAGGCGGCGAAGGATAAGAAACCTTCAGAAGAGCCTGTAAAGAAACCACTGGCAACACCTTCCATTATCAAAGGAAATCCACACCCAATTAAAAGGGAAGACTTCTAAGAATGGCAGAAAGCATCACAATAACAGAAGAAGAGACAGGTTCTGAAGCACCAGTTGCAGAAGATAATCTTTCTGAACGACCTGAGTGGTTGCCCGAAAAGTTTAGCTCACCAGAAGATATGGCTAAATCATACGGCGAACTTGAGAAGAAGATGTCATCACCAAATGATACTCCAGAAGCAGACATTGAGACACCTAAAGGTGAACCTGTCAGCTTTACAAAGTTTGCAGATGAATACGCCGCTGGTGGTGAGTTATCTAATGATAGCTTCACAGAACTTGAAGGTATGGGATATCCACGGGAAATGGTGGAGACATACATTAAAGGTATGCAATCAGGAGCAACAGCCGATGTTGCCGCAGTTATGGATGTAGCTGGTGGTGAAGAAGGTTACGCAGAATTAACTGATTGGGCAAAGCAATCTCTCGATACTAAAGAACTAGAGTTGTATAACAACATGGTCGATGGTGGGACTGAGAATGCAAAGATGGCAGTCGAATGGCTTGCATCTAAACGTGAAGCGGCAGAAGGTTCTGAGCCTAGCTTACTACAAGGTAGAGCATCAGCGGCATCTAAAGATGAATTCCGTAGCACAGCACAAGTTGTAGCGGCTATGAAAGACCCTCGATACGGTAAAGACTCAGCGTACACTAAAGACGTTGAAGAAAAACTAGGACGGTCTTCAGTATTTTAAAACTATTATGGTGGGGAGAAATCCCCATCAATACTATTATAGGAGTAACTATGTCTAAGAAAAAACCTTACGGAAAAGGTACTAAGAAATAACTAACACACCTAATTTGGGTGGTTGAGACTATCGACAATGAACGACAAGGCCATATGCGTATGACAACCCTGCCTAGTAAGAGACCGAAAGTCATTCTTAAATCTATAAATTATTTTCAATAGGAAAAGACAATGACAAACGTAACTCCGTCACGCCTCGGCGCGGCAAACCTAGCGGCGGCTAATGCAACGCAGTCGAATGCTTTATTTCTTAAAGTATTTGCTGGTGAAGTTTTAACTGCTTTTGACGAAACAAACGTAATGAAAGATTTACACGTATCGCGTACAATCGCGTCTGGTAAATCAGCATCATTCCCAGTGACAGGTAAAGCGAATGCCGCATACCACACTGTAGGTACACCACTATTGGGTACACAACAAATCGCTCACAATGAAATCGTTATCAACATCGATGACGTATTAATTGCTGACACATTTATCGCAAATATCGATGAAGCTAAGAACCACTATGATGTACGTGCAGAATACTCACGTCTATTAGGTATGGCTCTAGCTAAACAATTCGATGTTCGCTGTTTACAATTAGCTGTATTAGCGGCTCGTTCTGGTGCTACTGTAACAGGTGGTAACGGCGGTTCAGCTATCACAGACGCAGACGCGGCAACTAACGGCGCATCATTAGCGGCATCAATCTTTGAAGCGGCTAAAATCATGGACGAGAAAGACGTTCCTGAGAATGAGCGTGTAGCTATCGTGAAACCTTCACAATACTACAACCTTGTACAAACAACAGACGTAATCAACCGTGACTTCGGTGGTGCTGGTGTTTATGCAGACGGTACAGTTCTTAAAGTTGCTGGTATTGATATTGTTAAATCTAACAACGTACCAACAACAAACGTATCAGCAGTAGCTGGTGAGAACAACACATACCACGGTGACTTCCAAAACACTGTAGCTGTAGTAATGCAGAAGCAAGCTTTGGGTACTGTTAAGTTAATGGACTTAGCAGTTGAAAGAACATCAGGTGACTTCGAAGTTATGTATCAAGGTACATTAATGGCGGCGAAGTACGCAATGGGGCATGGCATCTTGCGTCCAGAGTGTTCTGTAGAAATCAAATCTGCTTAATCTAATTTTTGGGTTGGCCTTTAATCGGGTCAACCCTTTTTTTTAAACGAAATGAGTTAACTATGACCAATAGAACTAAAGCCGATAAAAAATATGCGAATGGAACTACATATCGTTCTAACGGCAAAACTGTAAAGCGTACATCCGCTAGAGGTACGAAACGTGGTGACGCATACTGCGCTCGTTCTAGCGGTCAAAAACCCACTGCTAAAGTTCAAGCTCGCCGTAAGGCTTGGGGCTGTCGCGGTAAGAAATCAGTATGAGGACATCATGACAAAACCAACGTCTATGACCGAACTAGAAGCGGTCAACGTTTTGCTGACAACAATCGGCGAAGCTCCTGTTAATACACTTACAGGTAATCAGGTTACAGATGTAACAATCGCTAACCAAGTGCTGACTGAGGTAAGCCGTGAGGTTCAAGCTCAAGGCTGGCACTTTAATACAGAAGATAAAGTTGTGCTTAGTCGTAACGAATTTAACCAAATTGTTATACCTGCAGATGTTGCACGTATAGACACACCAGACTTCAATACAGTTGAAAGAGATGGAAAGTTGTTTGATTTAACAGCTAGGTCTTTAGAATTCCAAGCAAGTGTTGAAGCAACAATCGTATATTATAGAGATTTCTTAGCTCTCCCTGATACTGCCAAACGTTATATTACAACAAGGGCGGCACGTATATTCTCAGATCGAATGCTCAATTCAGAAACTATCAGTAAAATGGTACGCATAGATGAACAAAAAGCCCTGATTGATCTTAAAGAGTTTGAAGGAGACACAGCGGATTTCAATATGATGGATAACTATTCAGTATCGCGTGTAATGAACCGTGGAAACAACCGTAGGATGATCTAATGGGAATGATAAGCTCCGCTATCCCCAACTTGATACAAGGTATATCGCAACAATCTCCAGCTCTAAGATTATCATCTCAGGCTGAACAACAGATTAATGCGTTCCCTTCTCTCGTTGAGGGTTTACAAAAGCGTCCACCGCTAGAACACGTAGCAACAATGAGTAATTCCGCAACAACGGGGTCATTCACACACCTAATAAACAGGGATGTATCAGAACGTTATTTCATGTTTATTAATGGTAGTAATCAAATATCGATATATGATCTAGCAGGTAATGCAAAAACCGTGGCATACCCTAATGGTACTGCCTACTTAAACAGTACAACACCAACTACAGACTTTAGAGCTGTTACAGTTGCTGACTATACATTCATTGTTAACTCAACCGTGACGACAGCAATGAGTCCACAACTAACACCTTTATATCCCTTCACTGGTCTAATAGCCGTAAAACAAGGTGATTATAACCAACGATTTACAGTGTACCTTGATGGGAACATAGGGGCTGACATTACAACATCTGAGACTGACCAAGTTGAAACTCGTACTGATGATATCGCTACACGATTGGCATCAGCAATAAACGGGCAATCTAACTTCACGGCACAAGCCGATGGCTCTACAGTTGTCATAAACAAAACAGGAAACGCATCGTTTGATCTAGCTACCTATGACTCTTTAGGAGATACAGGATTAAAAGCTACGATTGGAACGGTACAGCGTTTTGATGACTTACCAGCATCTGCACCTCATGGGTATATTGCACACGTCCAAGGCGACCAGACAAATGATTTTGACGATTACTATGTAAAGTTTGAAAGCGACAACGGTACGCAGAGTAAGATTGGTACAGGTGTATGGATTGAATGGGTAGAACCTAATATTGAATTTGAATTAGATGCTACAACAATGCCTCACTTATTAATTAGACAGCCGAACGGTTCGTTTACATTTGAACAAGCCGATTGGGGAGATAGGGCAGTAGGTGATTTAATATCAATCCCTAACCCGTCATTCATTGATAAGAAAATTACAGACGTTTTCTTCTTTCAGAACCGACTTGGTGTTCTGGCAGACGAGAATGTGGTTATGTCACGTACCTCAGATTACTTTGATTTCTTTGGTACAACCGCTAGAACCTTATTAGATAACGACCCTATAGATGTAGCGGCAAGTCACGTTAAGGTTTCTACGTTGAAACACGCAGTGCCTTTTGACCGAAAGCTACTATTATTCTCTGACCAAACACAGTTCATTCTAAAGGGTGGAGACTTTATCACTCCTAAGAATACATCAATAAGTCAAACAACCGAGTATGAAGCTAACACAATTACAAGCCCTGTAAGTGCTGGTAATGTTGTGTACTTCCCTGCCAAGCGTGGTGGGTTCACTTCAATAAGAGAATATTATGTTGTTGATGATACAGATAGATCAGATGCTACAGACATTACATCACACGTAGCTAAGTATGTACCTGATGGTGTGTATAAATTAGCGGCTAGTACCGCTGAGAATGCCTTAGTTATGATGTCTTCCCTAGCTACAGATACAATATTCTTATATAAATATCACTGGGCTGGTCGTGAGAAGATGCAATCATCATGGTCTAAGTACAAATTTGAAGGTGCTGAAGTATTAAATGCAGAATTTATTGAGAGTACATTATACATTGTATTAAATAAATCAGGTAAAACAATCCTACAGCAACTACATTTTGATGCAGGTCGAAGTGATACAGATCAAGATTATGTAACTAGGTTAGACTATAGGCTTGATAACACAGAAGTTAGCAAAGCATACAATAGTGCAACCAATCAAACAACAATAACAACACCGTATTCTTTAATAAATCCGACTGTAGTAACTAGAGGTACAAACCAAGGTACTGTGCTAAATATAGCCAGCGCGTCAGGTACATCAATTATAGTATCAGGAAACCATACATCTACAGAATTCTATGTAGGTGAACGTTACACAATGACATACGAGTTCTCTGAGCCTACACTTAAAGAACCTACAGCATCTGGCGGACGTGTTGCCATTACTGGTGGACGACTTCAAATCAAACACTGGCTACTGAGATATCAAGATAGTGGTGATTTTAAAGTCAGCGTTATACAGAAACAAAACTCACAAGCACAAGAATACATCTTTACAGGTCGTATTATTGGTGGTGGTTCTAACTTACTTGGCTCTACAGCATTAGATAGTGGAGACTTTAGGTTTCCAGTTATGTCTAAAGCTGAAC